ATATTCTTTCAAAATCTCTACGAGAGTTTCCTGAATATCTGGTCTATCAAAAGTTTCTTTTATGTACGCCCATTCCTTTTTATCTATTTTAAGGTAAGGCTCCATATTTTTAAACTTATTAAAGTAATCTAAATACATTAAACTACGTTTTGGGTCGCCACCACATAATATTCTGATTCAAAATCATCCACTTCAAAGTTTAATTTTATTAAACCTTTATCTGATACTTTCATATCAACACTTTCACATTCTCTGTTAGCCTGTAAGATATTAGAAACCATATCAGAGTTAAAACTTATAGGTGGAATTTCTTTAAATGTCTTTACCTCAACAGGTATAGTAACTCTATTAGTACCTACATTACTAAAACCAATAACAATATTTACTTCATCATTTTGTGCAATAATAGTAAAAGTATCATTTTCAGATAAAGCTCCATTACCAGCTATAAAAGTACTGACGAATCGTTTGTCTACTTTTAAATCCAAATCCCAAGTATCTGGTAAGTTTTTCAATGGTGGTGGTGTTGGAATTACAGATAAATCACTTAACATATACTTTGAAATTGTACCATACTTCTTATCTTTTAAATCCACACTTACAAAAGTATCACCCATTTTAGAAAGTTTGAAATCAATATCATCTCCAACTACAGCCAACAAAGCCAATAACTGAGGTGTATTGTAAACCCCAAGTGTACATGCTTCTATGCCTTTTGATTTACCCCAAATTACACTACCCAAGACAGATTTATCACCTGTAACTACTCTTGTGGATAAACTTGTACCCGTAGACTCCCATTTAGCAGATTTTATTTCAATCCCCAAACTATACTTGTTGATGAATCGTATTAGTTCACTTTTATTCATAACCTTTTTCCTTGTTGTTTTTTATTCTTATATATATACATATATATTAGTTTTCCCAAAACTAAAAAAATCTTTCAATACTTGCCTGTTTATCAACTACATCGTCCCAACTCATAGCTTCATAAAACATACCAAGTTTTTTACTCATTGCCTGTTCATACATTTTATTGTGGTCAATGTGTGTTTTAATTAATTCTAATATTTGTGGTGGGTCTTCATAACCCTTGTATGCTATGGTATCAAATCCAAACTCATTATCTTTTAAATAAACCCATTTTATTTTACTACCATTAGTAATCTTTTCATATTTTCTACCCTCATACCAATAATCTAATAATGAATTATAATTTATAGCAGATTTAACATGAACTGGTGCTCCTTTTTTAAATGTACTAAAAGTCTCATCCGTGTCCTCCGTATATTTATGAATACCTTTTACTCCGATTGGATTTGCCATAACATCATAATGTAACATAGTCATATTTCTCTTGAACTTACTGATTCGTTCATCAATTTGTTCTTTAGGGACATCCGAAAGAATATCTTCTAACACATTACTCAATAACTTTTTCATAGCAACTGCAAAATTACTACGAACCGTATCCAATCCTTTGACGTGAATCTTATTTACTTTTCTACCTGCATCATTTATAATCTTTAGTCCATATCTTTTCTTAGTAATAAACAATCCTGTTTTTGCAACAACCTCTTGTTTAATATCAAACACGTGTTCAGTTATATTTAAAAACTTTTTAGCAAAATAGTCATAAGATTTATTTAAATAATCTTGTACCTCACTACAAATCTCCATAATTCTTTGTGTCATCATGGTATCACTTAGTTTTTGATTAGGAAATCTTTTCTTAACTAATGGAACGGCAGATGCAAAAATACTATCAGTATCAATATAAATCACATAATCTTTTGGAACACCCAACTCGTTGTTGTAAAAATGATTAGTTATCTTTTTACTAAACTTAATTAAAGATTGACCAGTAAGTGTAGTTGCTTCTGCATTATCTAAATCATAAAATCTAAATACTGGTAATCCCAACACACCATACAATGAGTTCAAGATAATCTTTTGTAGATATTGTCTTCTATCAAAGTATTCCTCTTTTTCTTTATCACCTTCTTCGTGAAATTTCTTCACAAGTTTTCTCATCTCAACTCTTTCGTTGAACCACTTAGTGAGTAGTGCAGGAATCAATCCTTGTTTATCTATCCTATACATCACACCATTACTTGCTACACTTACCTCTGCTTGATTGAAATAAGTCTGTAATTCTCTTTCAGTAAACTTACCCATTTCTTTTTCATTCTTATCCACAATAGTATAAGTTTTTTTATTATCTTTACTTATAAACCCTTCAGCATCCCAACCTATTATTTTACCAACTTTAGTTTCTGGTGATATATTCAACGACCTAATAACACTTGGATACATTGATGTAATATCTAAATCAAATACCCACTCGTGTTTACCTTTTTGTGGATGTTGGACATAAGCTCCAGCAAACTTATCATCATTTCTTTTCTTAGGCCTTGGTGGTTTATTTGGTGATACAATTCCCATCTTTTTCAAATACACTAATATAGCACCCTCAAGATATCTTGAAGACATATAAACATCTTCATATGGAATGTGTCCAAGATGGGCCACCCCACGAGCAATCTCAATGTAATTTAGTTTTTTATCCAAGTCTACTAATATCTTAACATCTCGTATGTTGTAATCAATAAATTTTTGTAATTCGTTTTCGTATAAATCATTCAGAGTGCCTGTATACTCAATCTTTTTCATACCAACCTCAACCTCACCAATGTAATCCAATCTATAACTTGATTGTTGAATAAATGAAAACTTTTTATATAATGCAAAATAATCTAAACAATTCACCCCAGCAATAACATATCGGTTTTTATAATCATTCCACTTAACTTTACTTATTGGTGATAACAAACCTGCAACACTATTACCCAAGACTCTAACTGCTCGGTTATATAAATAAGGTATGTCAAAGAAGTCCGTATTCCACCCACTAATGATTGTGGGTTTTATTTCCATGTACTTCTGATAAAACTTATTTAACATTTCATATTCAGTACTGAATAATTCTACTATTATATTATTTTTAGTGTAATTCTTTATTTGTTTTTTGGGGTCTGTAACGTAAGTGTAATATGTATCAGATACTTTATCCCACATTGTTATTGCAGTAATAGTATTTCCTGCCTTTTGTACATCAGGGAAACCTTCGGTGACTTCTACCTCAATGTCAATGAAAATCATTCTATGTCCTTCTGAGGCATCATCACTATTAGTATATTGGTCTACTAAAAATCTTGTCGTTGGTGGAACATCACTCTCAAATAGATGTGGGTCTTCCTTATCATAATCAAAAACCTTTTTTAATCTATCCCCATATAAACTTACGTGTGTTCCATTAGAATGTTTCACATAGGCATAAGGTTTGTAAGGTATTACTTGATAACCCCTTTTATCGTCCCACAAATGGAACTTCTTTTTATAATTATCAAACCATATTGATTGATACAACTATATAATTCCCAATTTAATTTATGTTAGAATATACGAATAAAACCATATATGAGTCAAGCCTTTTTTATCAAGAAGGGGGGAATTTGTTTCCCCCCTAATTAATTACCTTAGAAATTGACAGTCAATCCTATGTTTGCATAACGTGGTGTTCCTAAGAATACCTCAGCGTTATGTGGTAGGTGAAGTTTATCACCAAACCCATTGTATTGTGAGTTGTCAACTGCATCCTGTACATATAATGCATCAAGTGCATTGAATACGTGACCTGTAAGGGTTACATCGTAACCACCAATCTTTGGTAGTTTGTATGAACCGTGTAGGTCTAAACGATTATAGCCAGGTGCTTGCCATACTTGATCTCTATCTGCGTCAGCATCTGAACCATCATATTCTCTTGCTCCAGGACTCCAATCAGAATAGTTCTTATCATACATTTTGAAAATACCTTGTAGTCTAAGACCTTTGATTGGTGTAAGTGTTGCACCTAAGACATAAGCTGTCTGAGGCATATCACCTACGAATAATCCATCAAGTGCGTAGCTGTAAGGTGTCTGAGTAACTCCAATGACTTGACCTTCACTATTGTATTGGTCTTCTTGGTAGTTACCTTTTGCATCACCATCAAACTTCCAATTACCAAATGATACTGCTCCGTCAAGACGAACCATTTCATTTAGTTTCATAGAAGCTTCTACTTCTAAACCTTGATGTTTTTGGTTGATACCTGATAGGAAGATAACATCAGTATCACCTGACGAACCTTGTCCGCTTGTTACAGCTTTGGTAAGGTTTCTGTCTTTCCAATCGGTATTGTATACGTTAACTTTTACAGCAACGTTTTCAGTTTTGAAGTTTACACCAGCTTCAGTTGATAAGAATTTCTCATTATCAGGATCTGAAGATACTGTTCCATCATAGTAGATTACGTTATCCATAATTGGTGGTTTCTGAACATATCCAGCGTTACCAAAGATAGATACATTATCATCTACATCATAAGTAGCACCACCCTTGACTTGGAAAGTCGAGATAGCGTCTGCTTTGATTACTTCGTTAGCTACTGTAAAGTGGTCTTGGTAAGAATATTTGATACTTGATAATCCACCCATACCATAAACGTTTAGTTTATCGGCTGTGTAATTACCTTGTACAAATCCACCAATCCAATCTACGGTTGTTGAGTTGTGATAAGCAATTTCATCACCTAAACGAACAACTTTACCATCAGGAGCGTTATCATCAGCATAATCTACGTAGTAATCACCACCAAGTAAATCACGAACTTCACGTGCGTGTTCTATTCCTGCTGTTCTCCAATCTAAACCAACTTGAACTTCAAGTTCGTCAGATACATCATAGTTCAATTTAGAAATCAAACCATAAGTATCTTGACGATTGATTGAGTTACGTAGAATACCTTTTGAACGGTTTTCTGTTGCGTGGAAATCTGTATCCACTCTGTCTGAATTGGTTGCAATAGCTGCATCCCAATCCCAGCCCCAGGGTGAACTTCTATACCATTTCTGTCCATCAACCGCTGGTTTTCTGAACGAACTACCATATGTTCCTGTTCCACCACCTGAACCACCACTCCAATAAAGAACAGAACTCAAACGAGCTTTGTCACTTAGGGTTAGGAAATGGTTGATGTTCATAAGTGGCTTATGGAAAAAGTTCTCTCTTTCATTCAAGAAATCAGAACTGTATCTATCACGTAGCCCTTTGTCAAACAAACCACCGACACCATACATATACCAATATTGTTGTCCTTTGTAGTCTGAACTAACTGAACCCCAATTTTGGTTGAATGTACGACCTGCTTCGGTTTCAAACTTAGCACCATCCGCAAAAGCACTGACATCATATCCATCAATATCACCAGCCAACTCTTGTGAGTATGTAGCGATATTCTGTTTGTATAGATTCTGGCCGTGTCTTTGTGGTGCTCCAACTATATACGCTTCAACTCTGTGTCCATCGTTGATTGCGTACGTTGCACCCAAGTAGTATGCCCAAGCATCTGTCCAAGTAGCATCAATGATACCATCGCCTGTCTTACGAACAATCGTTCCACTAAGAGCAAACTTATCACCAATAAGACCTGTATGTCCAGTTAACGTAGTTTTAAGAAAACCACCTGCACCAAACTCTTGTTTATACTTACCACCTCTTTCAAAAGAAGTAGGGTCTGTAATGATGTTCATAGTTCCACCAATAGATGGTGTAGCCAAGTTGACAGCTGATAAACCACGTTGCATCTGAATAGATGCGGTAGCGTCACCAACACCGTCCCAATTAGACCAGTATACCCAACCATTTTCCATATCGTTTTGGGGTACACCGTTAATCATTACAGCTACGTTTCTTTGGTTGAATCCACGAACATTGATACGAGCATCACCCGCACCACCACCTTGTTGAGTTGCGTAGACCGATGGTGTTGTATTGAGAACCATAGGAATATCTTGAGAACCAAGACGTACTTCCATATCCTCTTTTGTTACCATCGAGTAAGCAACAGGTGTTTTTTCATCAGCCCTTGAAGCCAAAACTTCAACGTCTGACAACTCTATCACAGAAAGTTCAAGTGCAAATGTCACATTGACTACGGCGTCTGCTACTACCACTTCTTGTGATAAAGGTTTATACCCAATAACTGTAGCTGTAATTGTGTAGTCTCCAGTTGATAGGTCAAGTGCGAACTCACCCATATCATTTGAAGTAGTACCTAAATCAGTACCAACTACTACAATATTAGCATTAGCTAAAGGATCTCCTGCTTCAGATGTAACTGTTCCTGTTACCGATTGTGCAAATAACATCATCGGTGTTAGTAGAGTCATCATCATAGCAATTAGATTACGACTTTTCATATCGAATCTCCTCGTTATTATTGAATACGACACATTTTTTTCCATAGGTGTGTCTACTGCCTATCTGGGTATGTGAAATTTTAATTAGCATATTCTTGATCATCATTGTCACCAGTTAAACTTGGAATTTCACAAGAATCGTTATTACAGAAACGGTCAATTTCTGCCTCCTCATTCTTGATAACCCCAAAGGATAAATTTCCGAGTTTTTTAATTTGTTTGTTATACTCCTTTTCATCTATTGCCTCATACGGCATTTGTGGATAAGCTCCCCAATCGTGTCTTGGTAATAAGGATATACCCTTTAAGTAATACTGATAATAATTCAATACATTTGGTATTTGATAACCCTCTTGTTCAGGATCAAATGTAACCGTACAACTTACTTGGTTGTCTGCCCAATGTCTTTGCATGAATGCTGCTAAACTGAATTGTTCCCATATTGACAACTCACCTGCTGTTCTGATTCCCGCTCCAACATCTACAGGAACTTCAACAACCATTGTTGTATCTTCTGAACCAAATGCTGGTTCTATTTTATAACCCGCCTTCTTTAATGGTTCTAATAAATCTGAATGTTTTGATGTCCTAATTCGCCTAATATAAAACCTTGATTCAGGATAATGTAAACCAGGAGTAGCACCCGCTAATAGTGAAACCGTACCACTCGGTTTTACTGAAGTAGTTTTGATGGAACGTGGTACTGCAAACCAATCGGAATACATTTTATCCCAATCTTGAATAACATCATAACCATTTTCTAACCATTTTCTAAGTTTGTGTAACCCACGGTTAGTTATGAACTGTGCTACTCCACTAACACTACATCCAATTCTTCTGTTTCTCAACATAACTCTGTTTGTATCACTCCAATGAGTTCTACCGAGTGTAACTGTTTTAGCGTATAAATAAGCATATTTTAATGTACGAGCATAATCTTCAAAATCATCGTGATTATTTGGAAATGTTTCTACTAAACAACACAACTCATAACTTTCTAATGTTTGTTCCAAACAAGGATTACCACCCATAGCTCTGTGATCTTTATCATCTCCACCATTTTTCATTCTTGAGTAATGTCTCATATTATCTAACCAAGCAAATCCTGGTTCACCATTATCCACAATACGTTTTGCTACCTCTGTATAATCCATACCAAGTTCTACAAAAACTGAATTGTTTGATGTCCAACCATAAGTTTCTCTATGTTTATTAACTTTATAATTCTTTAAATCTAAATACTCTTCTGATTCAGGGTTACCAAAAACTATCTCAGCAGTTCTACGAACATTTCCCGCTACAACACATTTACCAATAAGGTTCATGATGTCTACAATTGTAGTTATTGTGATTGGTTCACCTGAATTATCTTCTAATACTTTTCTAATATCATCGTGGACTTCTCTTAGTGGTTCGGGACCTGAACTAACTCCACCAAAACCTTTAATTGGTTCACCTGCCAATCTAATCTGATTATAATCAAACTCAACAGGTGATTGTCCATGAAAATAACTTTCTAATAATAGTCTCATAGATTCAACCCAACCCTCACGAGTATCGGGTATCATATAAATCTCTTCATTTCTATCACGGTTTACACCTTTAACTATAATCTCACCTGCACCTTTAGTGTCAAAACCAACTCCCACACCTAACATTGATGCATCCATTAAAAAACAAAATGGTTTTGAATAATCTTCTTTTAATGTTTTAGTAGATACGAAAGCACAATTGTTTAGTGCTGCATATAACTTCTTTTCTTCAGTAATCGGTGTTCCCATTGCCCATAAACCACGACCTGGTGGTAAGAATTTCATATAAAACATTCTATCATACATTTCTTGAGCTGACTTTTGTGCTTGCCAAGCGTTCCAACCTAATTGATGTGATTCAATATGTTGTTTTTGCATAGAGTAAGTACCCTCTACAACCCTTTGAACGGTTTCCCACCATCTTTCGTTTTTACCATTTTCTTTGATTCTTGAATAAGTTCTCATATAAACCAATTCACCTAATCCATTAAAACCGAATGGTGGTTTCTTTCGTTTGTATTTATTTATAAACCCTTCAGATAACTTAAATTTTTCCATTGTACTCCCTATAATCTTTCGTAAAACATTCTCTATCTTTCAAACTCCAAGTATAACTATAATATATACTTCACAATAGCAACCAATATATATAAATTTTTCAAGTTTTAAATTAAAATTCCTTAGAAGTTTTTATTCAAAACCTTCGCTGTCAAAATCTTTCTTCTTCTGTGACAATGTTTTTCTAAAATACTCATCGGCATTATTCATTTTACCTTGTACTTCTTTACCACCCACGGTTGTAGATTCATAAATCATAATATATCCTGTATTAGTATTAATGGTTGCTGGAAATGTAATTCCATCTGGACCAAAACGATTTTTAATCACATGAAATCTACCTGTATTGGCTATCTTATCTTCAACTTTTCTACTCATACTCATAACAAAATCCGCTGTCATAACCTTTGAGTAATCCTCTGCAACTTTATCAGCTCCAATAACTTCTTCTTCTAAAGAAGAACGATTGGCTTGTGAAGCAGTCCATATAGGAATTTCAAATTCTCCTGCCATACCTCTCAACTCTTCATATATATGACCTATTTGATGTCTTTTCTCTGTAAAATGTTGTGTGGATTTCATAATATCTGCATAATCAACTATAACTAAATCTGGTTTAATTCCTTGTAGTTCACATTGTTGTAAATGTGCGGTTATTGTATTTACACTTGCGGTTCTTGTTGGATAATACTTAATAATTAAATCACCCTTCAATTTACCAATTGCCTTTAATACATCTTCCTTATAATACTGAAGATTACCTGTTGGTTGTCCACTTACAATTGTATCATATCTTAATCCTACATACTCTGCATTCAATTCAAAAGTATAATGTATTACAGTTTTACCTTTCTTAACTGCTTCCGCACCTAATGCCTGTAATGTCCAACTCTTACCAATACCAGCTGGGGCTACAATAACACCCAATTCACCACCTGCTAATCCACCATCCATTAATTCATTTATACTATCCCACTTTGTTGGTAATGTATTTCTTGCCTGTTCAGTCATTCTCTCTTCAAAACCTGTTATGTACTCGTGTCCAATATCTCTTTCAACTCCAGCTCTCATTGCCTTATCTATCACACCTTTAATCTCATCATATTGATGATTATCCAATAACTCAACCGATTCCATAATGGCATTTTTAATAACTTGATTCTTACAGAACTCTAATGTTTTCTCTTTTACAAATTCTAAATCAGGTGATTCTCTATGTGCCCACGCTTGTCGTAAAAAATCTACTACACCTGATTTTAATACATCATTCTCTATATCATCAATAAAAACTTTCAATGCTTCCATTGTGGGTACAGTTTTATATTTCGCAAAATAATCTTGTATTGTTTTTATAATAAACTTATTAGAATCAGAATCAAAATAACTTATTTCAAGAATATCAATAATTTGTTTCGTGAACTTTACATCATTTAATAAACTTGAAATAATTTTACTTTGAAATGAAGTTCCATATTTTACTAATGATTCACTCATTAACTTTCCTTTTTAAATACAAAAATAGGTTCATATTTATAACCAGCACCCATCACACTTGATAATGTTAATTGTAATGTGTCTTTATAAGTAAATCCACATTCTTCTGCAATTTTAATAGTACTATCTTCTATAAATTTATGTTTTGATGTATTTGCTATATTAATCAACATATATTTTCCACCCTTTAATCCATAATAACAATTTTCCATAGTCTTTCGCATAAATTCATTCATCCATTCGTTTTCCGTTGGAAATTTAATATAACTTTGTGTAGGCTCATCGGAATACTTTTCCGTGTCGAAATACGGTGGTGATGTAAAACATAAATCAAGTGAATTTTTTTCTGGAATAAAATCTTCACTTCCTTGTTTATATATATCTATTTGTTTTTCCAAATACGAAAAATCTTTTTTCATTTTCAACAACCCGTTATATGTTCTTGTAGCAGGTTCAGTACCAATATAATGTTTAGTATTGGACGCTGCTAAAAATCCCAATAAACGGCCACCCCAGCCACAAGACATATCCCTAATAACTGGTCCACCATATTTTTCATAAATTAGTTTTGCTGCCGTTGGTCTAAAATTAGATACTGATTGTGTTCCTGTATAAATCTTAATTGATTGTCTTAATCTATTTTCATGAAATTTATGAAGCTTTGAATTTTTATTTTCACCTTTGTAATGTTTTAATTCCCAATTCCAACACTTTTTGATTGTGGATTTAAACTTATCATCATCTAAAAATGTTTCCATTGGTGATTTCATAGAATTTCCACATCGAATTTCCCAAAAGAAAGGAAAATATGACCAAGCCAGTCTTAATGCATGCATAGTTTGAATAATCTTATCGCCATCAAGAATTGTATTTATATCAAATTTTTGTAATTTTATCATATGTTCATGTTTTTCTTCTTCACGAATTTTATAGTGAGGAAACCCATGTCTACGATAATATTGAAAAATAATATCAACCCCATAATCTATATTAACAGTATCAATATTATTTACAACTCTATCAAATTCTAAATCGTCTTCATCATAATCAAAAAAAGTTTGTAATACATTATAATCTACACTCATTCTATGTCTCGATACATTTGTTGAACTTTTTTATCATAGAATTCTTGAGTTTTTTTCTCACGATATTTTTGTTTAGCTTTGGCTAAAATCTTATCACGATTGCGCATATAATGTTCCATTTGCCAACGGCGTTGGGCCTTTTTCTTTTCCTCTTTTGTAAAATATTTTTTCTTACGGCCCATGAGTTTTCTCCGCCATGTGAGTTAATCTATTAAATGTTGAGTATAACCAACTATCAAGATTGGGTAGAGATGTATACAACTTGTCTTCTAAAAACATTCTTTGGAATTTATGTTTTATTATTCTCTGTATAGGTTGAGACACTATGTTTTGTATCTTTAGTTTACTATTACCCGAAATATTCACATCATCCAAATCCATTAGTTTTTTATTTAATAACATTTGGTCGTGTGAATTAGTGATTTCCTCACAAAGTTTGTACGTGGTTTTTTGTGTTGATGCACTTTTAAGAACATTCTCTATATTATATTTGTGTGAAGTCCCCAAAAATGGAAAATGTTTTAACAATGATTTTAACCCAACACCCTTTACACCAGGGATACTATCACTCACATCACCATCAAGAACTCTATATAACAAAAAGTTTTGAGCTGAAATACCATACTCTTCTAGTACTTTACTCTCATCATACATTTTCTTTTTGGTAGGTGAATAAACTCTCGTATTCTCATCTACCAATTGTAAAAAATCTTTATCGGTTGACATTATGGTAGATTTTGAATCTTTGAATATGTGTTTTGCACAATAACCAATAACATCATCAGCCTCTATATTGTCCATATTGATTATTGTTAAAGGTAAACATTCAAGATACTCAACAATTCTATTTAACTGAAACACCATCATCTTCTTTTCTTCTTCTCGAGTTAGAAAATCATGTGTTCTATTCAAACGATGAGACATTTTTCTTCCCATTTTATATTGTGGAAAGATTTTTCTACGGCGGTTAGACCCACCTTTACCATCAAAAACTATGATGGTGCGAGTGGGTCTTACCATATTAATAGTATAACCAATTGACCTTAAAAAACCAACTATTCCACCAATGTGAACCCCATCCTCATTGGTAGTTGGTATTGCTGAAAACACTCTAATAAAAGTGTTCAGACCATCTATAAGTAAAACCGAGTCGTTTGGTTCACCACTATCTACTTTACCGCCAGATTTTTTAATTTCTTCAAGTATAGATATGTATCTCTGTTTAGTCACCGATAACCTCATCTGTGAATTCTACATCATCAATACCAAGTTTCTCTTTGTATTGTAATATAACCTTATCACAAATGATTTTGTATACATATTCTCTTAATTCATCGTTTTTAGTAATTAACTCTTCCCAATCTTTTGATTGGAATTTGTGTTCTTTACCCTTCTCGTCTGTAAGAGTGTACCATGCTCCACCAACCTTAACTAATTTATGTTCTTTAAGTACGGTTAACCAAGCACCGTAATTATCTATACCTCTATCAAAGTACATATCATAATCTGCGTGTCGTAAGGGAGGACCTAATCTATTCTTTACAATTTGAGCCCTACATTTCATACCCAATACATTTTTACCTGTATCTTTAATTTGTCCCATATTCTTTAAACGAATACGAGTTGAGGCGTGAAATGGTAATGCTTTTCCTCCACTTGTTGTCCAGGGGTCTCCGAACATCACACCTAATTTTTGTCTTAACTGATTTGTAAACACAAGAGCTATTCTCTCTCTACCAACCATTTGAGTAATTTTTCTCATAGCCTTTGAGATAATAATTGCTTTTGCAGTTGCCCAACCATCTTTATCAAAATCAGCTTCTAACTCTACTTTTGTAGTAGCACCAGCAAGTGAATCAACCAAGATAGTTACTAATCTATCTTTATCACTTTCACGAACTTTAGTTACGATTTCTTCAATCGCTTCAAAAATGTCTTCTACGGTTTCTAAATGTAGATATAACATCTTACCCATATCAATACCAATCACATCCATAAACTCTTGGGAAACTGAAGTCTCAGTATCTATATAAACTGCTACTCCACCTTTCTTTTGAGTTTCTGCTAATATGTGAGCACCAAGTAGAGATTTACCACTTGATTCTAATCCATTGATTTCTGTAATTCTACCTACAGCTACTCCACCATTGGGTTTGTTTGATATTGCCAAATCCAACATGGAACTACCAGTAGAAATAAAATCCTTGATATCGGTAGGTGTTGTATCCGTACCATCAAGAAAGTATGCTACTTTAGTATCTTTGAATTTTTTATTTAGTGAATCGGCCAATACATTGGCTAAAACATCGTTTACGGACATTCATTTCTCCTTGTGAAATAAGAGCCGTCGCGGATATGACCTTGACGGCCCTAATTTTTAATTAACTATTAAACAAATCATCAAAAGCATCAGCTGTATTTGATACTTTTGAAGTTTCTGAAAGTTGACTGGTGGAAACAGTTTTTTCTTCTGATTCCTCTTCTGATGAGTCAGAATCATCAGGATTTAGCCATTCATTTAATATTTCAGTTAAATCATCATAACTTTGTTCTTGATAGATTTCACGAATGTCTTGTTGTTGCTTTACCAACTCAAGGACTTCAGGTTCATCTGAAATCGGTGTTTGATTTGGTTTAACACGAATGTTAGTTTTTGGAAAACTAGCACCTGTCTCTTCTGCCGATAGAAATTCTACTACGACATCTCTACCATTTACAGGATCGGTGATATCACCATAGTCAGGATCTGCAATAATTGAAAGTAATTCTTGGTATACGGTTTTACCGAATCCCCAAAATTTTACTCCTTGTTTTTCCTCACCTCTCACAATAACTGGAGCAAAAGTTCTCATTTTTGCTTCAAGTTTACGTGATAATTGATAATCTTCTTTATTACCACTTGCACGAAGTTTCTGTGCAAATTCTTCAATTGGATCTGGACGACCAAAACTGATTGGTGATAAGTAAGAACGATTATTTAGATTGTAATGAAAAAACAACTCGATAAAAGGATTGTCCTTATTTAGTTCATAAGGCACAATTCTGATTTGAGTTTTACCTGGTTGTGGTTTCCAAAGACTTGATGTACGATTGTTTGTTGTTTGAAGCTGATTTAGCCTCTTACGGATTGCGTTTAAATCCATTGAGTATTCTCCTATTATTATTATTCATTATTCATTTGTTAATCAAGTGTAACCTTGATACATAAATAAATATAACCTATTATTATTAAAATGTAATTTATTTTATTTTTCTTAATAAAAAAAAGAGACTCGTGTTTTTAAGTTTGAAATTAAGTGGAAACTAAAAATCGTGAGCCTCTTTTTTTAAAATCTTTATTTGAAAATTTTAAATGAAAATTTTGGGGGTGTGGATAAACCATTTCCACATCAAATCACTCCAATTTTTTTTACTTCATACTTTGCCACCGAAAGTTACTTCGGTTCTCCTTAATGTTATTAACATCGGTAGAGCGGATACAATTCCTTGACAAATACCTTAGCCCTTGAAGTGTGGCTTCTTCGGTCAGTTTTCAGGGAGAATTCCTTTCGGGTACTCCCAATGAAGTGATAAAGTTGGTTATTTATCTTTAGTTGATTCAAACTCCCTCATATGATGTCTCACAGTATTACCACCGTTCAGGTGAATACTCTCCACGACAGAGAATTGGGATACTTTACAAGCCTTTGTCAGACCTGTTATTCGGTCAACCCCACAGAAAGATGTACGGTCTTTCTGCTTTTCAAAATTTCAAAAAACAATGTCTTCATCTCTAAAGACATATAATATATATGTATATAAAATCCCAAAACGTATTTTTTTTATTTTTTTTAATCTTCTTCACCGAAAAATAACCAATAGAATAATCCACTTAATATAACTAATGAACCTATAATAATATACCAGCCCATATTAATGCCTCTTTGTTACTCTCCGTCCACCA